GTACCCTGAGGATACTCGCCGCGCTCAATCATGTTGAGCCACATCGAGCGGTACGAGGCGCGTTTATAAACGTCCTGAGCGAGCGACTCGGTAGCCACCGCAAAGGCGTTGAAGACATTAGGACAAGACATGAGATGAAAAATGTAAACCGACGTTATCTGCGTTATGGCTGGTTATCCATCCACCACACGGTGGCTGATTATCCAACCGCTTCCGATGCGGAGTGTCATTGCCGCTTAGACGGGGGCATTCAATGACCAGTTGAATGCAACTCTTAAGGTCGTTACGCGGGATGGAGCGATAGAAATGCTTATCGCGTCAATTAAAATGTGTCGTCCATAGGGTTGGCCACTAACTCCGACTGGATGGCGGCATACGAGCGATAACCCTTAATCGTCTCAATCCGATGAGGCGCGATGATCGTCTCCCGCGCTATCATGCCACGGTAAGTGTACGGACCTGGGAATGAGCCGGTCATCAGTACATAGAAATCAACGCCATCGGTTTTCGGGCCTTTGCGCGCATCGACTAGTAGCTTTCCAGTCTCGTACTTGGTTGTTTTGACATCGATGCGATATCCTGGCGGTGGCGGGATTGTCGCGTCGTAGAGCGGATGCGGAGGATCGCGGTCGGTATCCAGATCAGGATACACATTGAACAACTTGCAGAACGCTATCTCGCCGCATATACCCTCCAAATCCACAGTCGCAGAATCCTGCGCGCTGATCTTCAAATTGGTAATGTTGAAATGACGATTATTGCCGTTGCGATTCTTGGCGATAAAGTGGGCCAACTTCCTCTCAGCGGTTGTTAAAGATACAGTTTGACCGATTTTGATTTTGTTTATCATGGTCAAAAAGGTGGAAAATTTTTGAGGGGGGTATCGTAAACGAAGCCCACCCGCAAAGGGGGTGCCAGGTCCTACCTCAAAAAGTGTGCCAAGCCTAGGAAAAAGAATCCTTTTCTGTCATAAGCAAAACTTATGCTGATTATAAGTTTCCCTACGTTGCACAATGGGTGTTATATTCACTTGGTTTCCGGTTCTCCCATGACTTGAATCTCCGTGATTCTATCCGGCATCTGACCCAACAGATTGATCGAAACGGACGCTTGTTCCCCTTGTTCGCTCCAGCCAAACACAAGCGCGGAACGCTTTGCCACACTGCCTAGAATCGATTCCCTGACCGATTCATCTTTGATTCCGTCCAAGTCATAGCTGTCTATGCGTTCAAGCGTGCTGGCGGCGTCTGCTGCAAGCTTTGAGCGGACAAGTGCGGACAGGCTTTCTAGGCTTTGAGTTTTCTTTTCAATGCAAACCGTTTGCATTTGCTTCCTTAACTTCGTCAGTCCCGTCCGGCTTGCTTTGGTTTGCACCGTTTCAACGCATAGCTTCAAATCGCTTGCAATCGTCGACAATTCCTCTCCCGATAGGTATCGGGCCTTAACTTCGTCCCACACTTCACTCGGCTTCGCCATGCATGATGCATAGCGGCTTTGGTTGCGGCTTTCAACGTCCGGCTTGTGATTCCCTCGTTTTCCACCCCTCCAAAATTCGATTTTTGCGCTCACCAGGCAAACGCTCTCAAAAATTTTTCACTCGTTTTCCCCAATGATTCCACCCCTTTCACCCCTCTCTCAAAAATATTTTTGATTTTCTTTTGACTCATTCCACCCCGCCCCCTACTCTGTCCCCATGAATTCAATCCTCACCGCAGTAGCTGACAGCGTAGCAACCGGCCTTCCCGTTGACGTCCCCATCTCATTCGAAAGCGTTGACGCAGCAATCGCCTTCCTCCGCTCCCGTTTCGTTGACGTTGATTGGGACGGTTTTCCCAATCGTGTGACTATCTTCGGTGACGATCAACGAATCGAAGGCGACGAAGACGAGGGCCTTTGGGTTCTCAATCTAGTTTTCGCCCCCGCCCCCGCTCGTTTCGGAGACGTCAACGCTATCTAATCCATGAAAACCAAACGCATCAAACGCCTCGCCATCGCGGCCCTATTCATCGCTTTCGTCATCTTCCAAGCGTACCTAGAAACGTCCGCCGGTTTCACTCCTAACCACTAATCCAATGAACGTTCACCTAACCCTCAAGTCTTCCAACGCGAAAACCGGACCAATTCCGGTTTCCACATCGTCGGCCGCTACATGCTCCGATGCATGCCCATTCAAGAAAGACGGCTGCTATGCCGACTCCGGACCGCTTGCGTTGCATTGGTCTAAAGTGACAAGCGGACAGCGCGGTTTTGATTGGTCTTCCTTCCTGTCCAAAGTCCGATCATTCCCAGCTGGCCAATTGTGGCGTCACAATCAGGCCGGAGATTTACCGGGTGTCGGAGATTCAATTGACGCAACCGCACTAGATGAACTTGCAACCGCCAACACTGGCAAGCGCGGTTTCACCTACACTCACAAGCCATTGACGCCTGACAACCTGTCCGCACTACGGTCCGCCAATGAGCGCGGTTTCGTTGTCAACCTGTCCGCCAATTCCGTCAATCATGCGGACCAATTGGTCAAGACAGGCCTTCCGGTTGCGGCCGTAGTGCCTCAAAACAGCCCTGACCGTTTCACAACACCCGATGGCAACCGCGTGGTCATCTGCCCCGCACAACGCGTTGACAACCTATCGTGTGACAAGTGCCGCCTATGCGCGAAAGCAAACCGTGGGTTCATTGTCGGATTCAAACCGCACGGAACGGGTGCCAAACGGGTGCAACGAATCACAACGGCCGGAAATTGACGGTCCGCTTCAATCTATCGGCCGTCGGTAGGTTGACACGTCTCTTCAATCTCAATCTCAATCAATCAAAACTTAATCAATCCAATGTTAAACCGTTATCCCGGACAATGCGTCCAATGCCACGAATACGTCCCGACTGGCCTTGGCACCGTCACCAAGCGCGGCCGTGTCTGGCGCATAGACTGCAACGCATGCACCGGAAACATGCCGGAAGAATCCGGCCTGGTTTGCGTCAAACTATCCTCCGGATGGACTGGCACCCGCAATGCGCGCGGCCGTTGTGAAGACGCACCGTGCTGCGGCTGCTGCACTTTCTAACCCTAACCTAACGCATCCAATCAAATGAAAGTCCTTGAATTCATCCGCCCCCGCGCCTTCGAAGATCCGTTTATCCTGTCAGGCGAACGCTGGCAATATGTCACCGTCAAACGCGCCGATGGACAGGAAGACATTGGTGTCTACCGCTTCGCGACGGACTTGTGTTACGACTATTCCGACTTTCGCGCGCTCTTCAACCTAGCCTAAACCCAACGCATCCAATGACATCAATTCAACGCATAGAAACGGCCGTGGACAACCTGATCAACGGTAACCTCACGCACGCACGCAAGTCCGCGCGCGGACTCACATATTCTGACATATTCGACTGGCTGACAGGCCCTGTCGGATGGACAGAAAAACGCTCCCGCGCGTGTGCGGATTATCTGATCGGACGCATAGACTACCGCACCTATTGCAAATCGGACCGCTGACCTCTCCTCCGCGCATCACGCGAAAGTGTGGTGCGAAAGGGTAGGCCAATCTATCCGCAGCAATAAATCCAAAGCATGAAATTCACCCTCCACGACACCTTCAATGGTGGAACCGTATCGGTCCACCGCTCAATCGAAACCGCCGTACGCGCATCCATGCGATTCCACCGCGCGGTCAAACGGGCTAACGGAAAAAACTCATTCATCACGACTGAAATCCGTTGCGACGGCAAGCGACTGGATGAAAACCAGCAGGAAGCCGCGCTGGGCATCCAATGGGCAATCGAAACCGGAAAGATGAAAGCCTAAGAATCCAATGAAAACCCATACCCCCGGCCCTTGGCGGACAACTGGCCTTAATGTCCGCGCTGGTGACGCTCTGATTTGCTACGCAATGAACCATCATGCAAACGCAGAAACTTCAGAGCCTGAGAAGCTTGCCAACGCTCGCCTGATTTCCCTCGCGCCTCAAATGCTGCTTGCCCTCGAACGTCTCACGCATCCGATGGCCGACGACGACGACCTAGACTACGCGCGCGAGGTAATCAGGAAGGCGAGGGGAGGTCAGCCATGAAGAAACACACTCACAAGCCAAAAACATTCATCAGCAGATGTTTCGCTGGTCCGGTTGATTCAAATCGCCCGAATCCCCGCGCACATGGATGGGCGACGGTGAAGCAAGTCTGCCCTTGCGGCGCATGGCGACTGATCAACGTGAACCAGAAGTATAAGGAAATCGGACATTGGCAAACCGAGCAGTAAATCCCACGAATAAACCGCAAAACCGAATCAAATCATGCATCCATTGCTCTTATCCGCCCTCATTCAGGTCGAATCCGGTGGAAACGATCATGCAAAAGGCCGTCACGGCGAGCTTGGCGCGCTTCAAATCAAATCGATCATGGTCCGCGACGTGAATCGGATCATGGGAACAAACTATTCCCACGCGCAGGTAACCAACCGCGCCATCTCAATCTTCATCGCGGAGAGCTACTTCTCGCATTACGGCAAACACCTTAGCGACGAATCTTTAGCTCGACTCTGGCAAGGTGGGCCAAAAGCCCTTAAAAGATCGTCCACGCGCGCCTATGGCCGGAGGGTCATGCGCGAACTGGAGAAACAAACCGTCAAGGATTCATTGACAGTTGCGACTCGAAACGAAACTCGACAGTAAAAACCCTGCTTTCACCGGACGGTAAAACAACAGAAACCAATGAAACTAACCATCCAATCCCGCGACAACGCCCAGACGATTGTCGATCTATTCAACGCGATCATCACTGGCGAATGCGAGACGCCAGGCGTCACCCCGCTCTCGATCTACGACGACGACCGGCATATCTGCTCCCTCATAGACGCGGACGGCCATCAGATCCTTGAGCTGATCATCGAGCGCGAGATTGGCGACAAATTGGTTCAAACCGGCGAACCGGAGACGTTGCAATGATCGACAAAAAAACATTTTACCAAAACCTATCCGAAACGGCTCTTGTGCAGGCTAGTACGATGCCGCTTAAGGAGTTGATCGAGAATCTCGAATCAGTCGCGCACATGATGCATTCGCCAATGCTCCGCGAGGCGGCGAACCGGCTTCGCAACGCTGATTGCGCGGCGACAATACTGGAGGACTCGCTTTTCTACGCGCGGATGTACCGCGACACGACGAGCGAGGGCGATAATCGGCGGAGAATGCTGATCGACGATGCGGAGACGGTTTGCTCGATAATCCGAAAGGGAGGGTGCCAATGATCCGCAA